TATATAAACAGTTTTAAAAAAGATATTTTTTTAAATCAAACTCCAATATTACAATCGGCTGCTAGTGTCACAGCACCGAATGATAGTGATTTTAATTTTCAAGATGTTGGTTTTGAGTTTAGAGAAGGCACAGCAAATCAAACTTTTATCTCTGGTATAAAAAACATTGAAACAGAAATAGGCATTGGAACTGTGGTAACCACAGAAAACCCTGTTACACATACAGTAAGTCAATCAAATATAAACGCAGTAAGGGTTACACTTCAATTTCCATCAATGCAAGTTTTTAACAATGAGGGTGGTATTGATGGAACAGAGGTAAATTTATTAATTAAAATTATTGAGAATGATGGCACAACTACAACAGCAGTTGATGACACAGTAAAAGGCAGATCGACAAATGCCTACAACAGAGATTATTTAATAAGTTTAAAGTCTGGTACAAGTTTTCCTGTTCAGATAAGAGTTGAAAGAGTAACAGCAGATAGCACAGATTCAAGAACTGTTAATGCTTTTAGATTTTCAAGTGCAACAAATATAATTATGACTCAAAATGCCTATCCGAATACGGCTCATGTTGGTTTGCGTTTTAGTGCAGAGAAATTTCCAAGAATCCCAAATAGACGTTATCGCATAAGAGGAATAAAAGTAAAAATTCCAAGCAATGCAACCGTTAACAGTACATTTGGAAATTTAACTTATTCTGGAACTTGGGATGGAACATTTAAGGCTGACAAAGAATGGTGTTCAGATCCCGCGTGGATACTTTTCGACCTTTTAATTTCAAATCGCTACGGGTGCAATATTGAAGAAAGTTCTCTCGATAAATTTACTTTTAAAAGTGTTAGTGAATATTGTGGAGGTCTAGTCGATGATGGTTCTGGAACAGGATCAACAGAGCCACGTTTCTCTGTAAATATTTCAATTACTCAGCAAGACGAGGCTTTTAACGTCATCAACGCTTTATGTAGTGCCATGAGAGCCATTGCTTTTTATGCGGCTGGCACAATAGCAATAAAACAAGATGCTGAAGGTCAGGCTACAAAATATATTTTTAATAATTCAAATATTACAGAAGATGGTTTTGTTTATAACGGTTCAAGTTTAAAAGCAAGACATACAGTTATTCATGTTCAATATTTTGACATGACAACACAAGAACTTGATATTGAAACAGTCGAAGCTGACGCAGCAACACAGACAAAGTACGGAGTGCGAACAAAAAACATCAAAGCTTTTGCCTGTACATCAAGGGGGCAAGCTGCAAGATTGGGGCGATGGTTTCTATTCAATGAGCAAAATTCTGGAGAAACTTGTTCTTTTGCCACAACTTCGGCTGCTGGTGTTTTAGTTAGATGTGGCGATATTATTGAAATTTCAGATAGTTTAAAATCTGGAGTCAGAAGAGGTGGTTTATTATCGTCTGTTACAAGCACAACTGTTGTTGTATTGGATGATGAAGATTCAACAGATATTCCAAGTCTCACTTTAAGTCCAACCTTATCTGTAGTTTTACCTGATGGATCACTTGAGACAAAAACTATAAGCGGTATAAGTGGAAAAACGATAACTGTATCATCTGCATTTTCAACAGCACCAAATGTAAATGCTCCTTATGTCTTAGAAAATTCAACATTAGAAACAACCACTTGGAAAGTAGTTTCAGTAAGTGAAAATGAAGATTTAACTTTTTCTATTACAGCACTTGAACACAATGAGGGTAAATATGCTTTTGTTGAAGATGGTACAGCTTTACCAACAAGAAATATCAGTATTTTAACTCAAGTTTTAAATCCACCAGAAGGGTTACAGGCAACAGAACAAATTGTTCTTATTAATAATAAAGCTGTATCTAAAATATTACTTGATTGGCAAACACAGTCAGGGGCAGCAAGGTATGAGCTTCATTACAGAGTTAATAATGGAAGTTTTACAAAAATAGAAACAGTATCAAGTTATGCTGAGATTGTTAATAATGAGGCTGGAAGTTATGAATTTAGATTATTTAGTTTCAATGGTTTAGGAGAACCATCAAGAAATCCAGCAACTTTAACATTCTCTGCTGTAGGTAAAACAGCCCCACCATCTGATATTACAAATTTAACTTATGAACCAATATCTGATAAAGAAATCAGACTAAGATGGGATGCTGTAACAGATTCAGATGTTCGTGCTGGAGGACGTATTCATGTGCGTCACAGCCCTAAGACAGATGGATCTGGTAATTTTTCAGATGCAACAGACCTTGTTCTTGCTCTTAGTGGAGCATCAACAGAAAAAGTAGTTCCGCTTTTAGAAGGGGAGTATATTCTTAAGGCTCAAGACGATGGAAACCGCTTCAGTACTGGCGAAACTTCTATTGTTATTGATTTACCAGAAGCACAGCCGAAGTTATTAGTGCAGGCAAGAAGAGAAGATCAGGACAGCCCAGCATTTCAAGGTTCAAAAACTAATGTTGGCTTTGACTCTGGAACTGGTGCAATAAGCTTAGCTGGAACAGGTAATTTTGATAGTAGTACAGATATAGATGCAGAAAGTTCTATTGATGACATTGGCGGAGTATCAACAACAGGAACATATTTATTTAATGAGGCTTTAGATCTAGGTGCTGTGTTTAGTATTGATCTAAGAAAAATAATACAAACTGCATCTGTATATTCAACAGATTTATTTGATTCAATAACAGATTTAGATGCAAGACAAGATTTTGATGGAACTGGTTCTGTTGATACCAATGCTGAAGTTTTTGTACAAAGCTCACAAGATGGAACAAACTATTCTGGTTTTCAAAAGTTTGCAAATGGTACATTTAAAGGCAGAACTTTTAAATTTAAATGTGTTTTAACAACACAAGATACAAACCAAGATATAAGAGTTAGTCAGCTTGGATATTTTGCAGAATTTCAAAGAAGAACAGAACAAAGTACAACAACTATTGCATCTGGGGCTGGGGCAAAGTCTATTACTTTCAACAGTCCATTTTTTACTGGTACGAGTGCTTTATTAGGTGCAAATTCAAATCCACCAGCAATAGGAATTACAGCATTTAATATGGCCTCTGGTGATTTCTTTGAACTTTCAAGTATTACTGGTACTGGTTTTACTGTCCATTTTAAAAATAGTTCTGGAAGTTCTGTAGATCGAAACTTTAACTTTACTGCAATTGGTTTTGGTAAAGGTGGATAATTCAGATACAATAAAAGAAATTACTGAAAATTAAATGTCAAGAGTCGATAATACAGGCGGTGCAGCTTTCAATGTTGACAATGGAACAGGGCTTGTTGTGAGAACGAAGCTTAACCAAGTAATTGCAGCTTTATCTACACTTAATCAAGGCTCTGGCGATCCTACAATCGGTGTTGCAGCCTATGTCCCTCACATTGATGGTAATACGTTAAAAATTAGAAATTCTGCTAATAATGCCTTTGTTACTTTGGGTGATGTATCTGCTACAAACTTCGGTCATGCTGGATTGTCGGCTGCTAATACCTTTACTTCAACAAATATATTTCAAGAGGATGTAACTTTTGATGGTGCTACTGCTGGAAGGGATGTTGTTTTTGATAGATCAGATAATGCTTTAGAGTTTGCTGATAATGCCAAAGCTATTTTTGGAACTGGCGCAGATTTAGAAATTTATCACGATGGTAATAATTCTGTTCTTGAAGATACAGGTACAGGTTCTTTAATTGCTAAAGCAAGCACTTTTCATGTAAAAAGTACAGGTGGAGAGGATATACTTAAAGGAATAACTGACGGAGCAGTAGAGCTATATCACAATAATGTAAAAAAAATAGAAACAGCTAGTGGAGGTGTGAGTCTGACAGGAGGAGCTGCAGCAAACATCACAGCACTATCAGATGGAGCAACAATAACTATAGACATGGCTACAGCCTGTCATCATTCAGTAACACTAGGTGGTAATAGAACATTTGCAGCACCGAGTAACCAAGTAGTAGGACAGGCAGGTTCAATATTTATTACGCAAGATGGAACGGGATCGAGAACAGCAGCATTTAACTCAGCTTTTAAATTTGTAGGAGGCACGGCACCAACACTAACGACGGGAGCAGGATTGACAGATAGGATCGATTACATCATAAAGAGCAGCAATGTTATACATTGTGCAGTTTCATTGGACGTTAAGTAATGGGTTTTTATGATGCGATAAGAGTAGGAGCTTCTGGGGCTACTGGTTTTACTATTGATCGTAGTGTAAGAATTAGTAGAGATAGTGGTAATTATTTTTCAATAAATAATTCCTCTAGCGGAAATACACAAACATTTACTTTTAGTTGTTGGATGAAATTAGGTAAACTTTTTAATAATTTTCTACCTATTTATTCACATTATTTGACAGGTAATAATAGATGTGGAATTGTTCATACAGGTACAAGTGCAAGTTCTGCAGGGTTTCAATATCAAAATAGACAAAGTGGTAGTCATAAAGCACTTATAGACCCAGGGGAAAAACTAAGAGATCATTCAGCTTGGTATCATGTTGTCTTTAGAATGGACACAACAAATAGTACACAAAATAATCGCTTTATTATTTATGTAAATGGTAGAGAAATTGCACAAGACAGATATATAGGAGTAGTACAAAATTCTACAAGTGTATTAAATTCAGCAACCACACATTATATTGGGCATGATGGTTTTTCTGGGACAGGTGACTTTTATTTAGCAGATATACACTTAATTGATGGACAAGCATTAGATGCTTCTTATTTTGCAGAAACAGACGCTGCTACTGGTCAATGGATACCTAAAGAATACTCAGGAAGTTACTCTGGAACAAGTTATCATTTAAAATTTGATGATAATAGCTCTGCATCTGCACTTGGTACAGATTCGTCTGGGCTAGGAAATGATGTTACACCAGTAAATTTCTCTGTTAGTGCTGGAACAGGCAATGATTCTGTTGAAGATACTCCTACAAATAATTTTCCAACTTGGCATCCTTTATATACGTCAGATCAAACTGGTGGAGTTACAGCATATTCAGAAGGCAATTTAAAATTAAATACAACCACAACTGGGGTTTATACAAATCCAGGTACTTTATTTCCATTTGGATTTACCACATTTGGTGCAAGAAATGGAAAATGGTATGCAGAATTTAAGTGCGATACAAATCATGTTGCTGTTGGTGTTGCAAATACAGGACAGTTAGATAGTGATGTAACAAACAATCCTTATGGAGCTTATGCTAATACTTCAATAATTTATACATCTAGAGGAGAGGTAAGAACTAATAATTCTTATGCTTCTCAATCTGTTCCTACATATTCAAGTGGAGATATAATTGGTGTTGCCTTAGATTTAGATAATAATAAAATTTATTTTCATAAAAATGGTTCTTATATAAATTCTGGAAATCCTAATACAGGCTCTAATGGGTTTACTTTAGGAAGTTTACCTAGTGGAAAATCAGGTGATTTTGTTTTTTCTTGTGGTTCAGATGGTCAACAAAGTATAGGAGTTTTTGCAAATTTAGGTCAACAGACATTTAGTTATAGTATTCCAACAGGATATGAAAAATTATGTTCAGCAAACTTACCCGACCCAGCAATTAAAAAACCTGCTCAGTATTTTGAGACTTTACTTTATACTGGTAATGGTGGAACTCAATCCATAACAGGTTTAGAATTTAAACCTGATTGGGTTTGGATAAAAGTAAGAAGTCATAGTGGCGATAATCATCATATTTATGACTCTGTAAGAGGAGCAGCAAAAACAATATTTACCAATACAAATGATGATGAACAACCTAACGATACCGATAGACTTTCAGCATTTAATTCTGATGGTTTTACTTTAGGAGATAATTATAGAGTTAACGGAAGTGGTAGAACTTTTGTTGCTTGGAATTGGGATGCTGGAGAAACAGATAGTAAGACTTATACAGTAACAGTTGTTTCCGATTCTGGTAATAAGTATAGATTTGATGATTTTGGAACGTCTGCTGTAACTCTTGATCTTGCAGAAGGTGGTACTTATATCTTTAACATGGATGATTCATCTAACGCATCCCATCCATTTAGTATAGGAACAGCAGC